TTGACGAGCTGGGCAAGCTGCCGAAGCGCAAGATGAGCGCCAGCGAACACATGGACCAGGCTGTCGATGCAGCCACAAAGGGAGTCACGGAAAAGACAGAGGCCGTGAAGGGAGCGTTTGCTGGCGTGAAGGGTGCGGCGGCTGGCGCCTGGTCGACCTGGTGTACCCCACCGGCATGGTCAGACTACCGACAATCTCTCAGCGATCTGCGCTCAGCCGAATTCAAGGCGGCGCGTCAGGTTGACATCTACCAGAAGGCGCTTGTGAAGGTGGCTCCCAGCGAGCGCGAACGGAATGCAATCACGATCTATGGCGAGGCCGAAAGCGCCGCTCAGTTGAAACACTGGCAGATGGCGGCTCGCGCCATCCCCAATATCTCCAAAGAGGCCGTGCGCGCTTTTGATGATGCTTTGAAGCTGACGCCAGAGCAAAAATCCGTGGCTGAGGCTCACCGCGATTACTACAACCAGCAGTTGAAGATTCTGACGGACGCGGGCCTACTGCCGACGGGCGCGAGCAACTACACGATGCACATGTTTGCCAGCGACCCAGAAACTCTGTCGAGATTAAACTCGGTCACGAACCTGAACGAGTTGTCTCCAAACCCAAGCTTTCTGAATAAGCGCGTCTATCCGAGCTTTTTCGAGGCCATCAAAAATGGCGAAAAGCCGACGACGCTAGACGCCGGAAAGATTCTCAGCGCCTACCATGATGCGTTCACCAAGACCTTCATGACGCGCAGCTTCATCCGCAGCCTGATTTATGGCAATGCCAAGGACGGACGGCCACTGGCCATTCTGGAGAGCCGGGCAGGTACGACGGTGCTCGACAAGAAAGGAACCAGCGGCGCGCGCATCCTCAAGCAACCCAAGCGACCGGAGGACATGAGCGACTACGTCCGCGACCCCGCCGGCCAGATGAAGAACTTCACCTGGGAGTTGACCGACGAGGACCGCGAGATGCTGGCCCCCGGCTATAGCCAGATGCCGAAGGATGAGCAGTCCAAGCTCTTCGGCCCTGACGACCCACGCTTCCCGGTTCCAGCCGGTAAGGTGCTGGCGTTGCGCGGTGACATCCTTCTTCATCCGGAGGTGGCAAAGCAGGTCCACGATCTGGTGACGAAGAGCTGGTTCAAGACGAAACCCGGAAAGACATGGGGTGCAATGACCGGCCCGGAGCGGGTTGAAGAGGGGGCCCGCCTCGGGCTCAACGCTATCGGCATAGCAGGCGCAACGGCAAAGGGCGTGATCCTCTACGGCAGCGGATTCCATCAGGTCCAGTTGGGCGTTCACTCAATGGAGCACCTGGTAAACCCGTTCAAGCTACCCAGCATGGACGAGCAGGCCAACAATGCAATCGTTCTGGAAGGCGTGGCCCATGGATTGAATCTTCTGAACATCGACACGACGGGCGTTCTGAGCACTCTGCCCGGCATGGGCACGTATCACCGCTACCTCTTTCGTGACTACATCCCGCGGCTGAAAGCGGAGATGTATAAGCACGCCTTCGCAAGGAACATGGAGCGTTTCGGAGGGGCCAAGGATGGCAAGGCCGCAACCATGACCCGTGACGAGATTCACTTGCTGACCGCACAGCAGGCGAACGCCGCGTTCGGCGGACTCGACCCCGCGTTCTTTGAGCAGTTGAATCGGATGAACAACAAAACCTACCAGGCAATCGAGCATCTGCTGCTTTTCAGCCCCGACTTCACAAAGGCCCGCATTCAGTTTGCGGCTCAGGGCCTTGGCGAGATTCCACGTCTGGCGGCCCGTGTCGCGTCCAAGCCGTTCAAGAGTACACAGACACCCCCACCACTCCACACCGAACAGCTTGCGGCACTTCTGCGCGGAGCGTTGGTGATGTACGGCATCTGCCGGATCACAAATGCAGTCATCAACCGCGATCAGGGAGCGAAGGGTGCCCATTGGGATTGGCAAGACGCGCTGGTTGTGGTGACCCCAAAGAGTTGGGGAGTGTTGGGTGACAAGCACATAGGTCTCCGGATGGTTCAGGGCGACATGTTGGAGCTTATCAAGAACCCTGTAACCTGGGCATACAACCGCCTGAACCCCGCAACGCTGCGCCCGGCGATTGAGTTCTTGACCGGCCGCGACAACTTTGGCCGTCAGGAAAGCAAGATGAACTTTGCCAAAAATTACTTGAAACAGATGGCTCCCATCCAAGTCCAAAAGCTCTTCACCACCTCTGACGAAGGCTGGGTCGATTCCCTCTTTACAAGCGCCGGTCTTCAGCTTGGAAATTATCGCTCACCACTCGAGCAGGAAGCGCACAAGCTGCGGCTGAGTGATATTCCTGATCGTCCTGGAACCGAAGAAAAGATGGACGAAGCCCGCGCCAATGTTCAGGAGGTCAAGAAACTGCGGGACGCTGGTGCAATCGGAGAAAACCCGAGCGCATGGCCAGAACCAGCACAGAAGATGGTGGACGACATACGCGACAAGGTTGCCAATGGAAAGATGAGTTCGCGTGCCGCCTCAACAATCATTCGTCGGGCCGGAATGACCGAGTTCCAATACGACGTTTCACACCTCAGTATGGATGACGCGATGTCGATCTGGAACAAGGCAGGCGCGGGAGAGAGGGCGGAACTGAAGGACGTAATCACAGAAAAAGCCTCGCGCTCACTCGAAGCCACTGCTAAGGACAAGGGGATCGATGCCATGAACGAACTGGAAGCGCGGCTTAAAGACAAGGGAATCATGGTTGGTCCACAATAGCTTTGATAAGATAGGACAGTAGCCGCACCGCCCGGAGCGCCCGCAATGCCCAGTAAGACCACTCAGAAAAGGGGGACCAGCAGCCTGACCACTGACGAGAAGCGATTCGTCCGCTTCTACGTAAAAGAGGGTGCGGTCGAGGAAAAGATTGCGTATGCGGAGCGCCGGGCAAAGCTGAAGGTGGGAACAGCAAAACTCTTTCTGGCCAAGAAGCGGGTTCAAGACGATATTAAGCGCCAGATGCAGCCAGTCTGGGATGAGCAGCGCCGCCAGGAGCTGGTGGGTGATGCGGTTCTTCAGGTCACGGCGAAGATCGAGCAGGACGCACGCAAGGCAGAAGAAGAAAAGAAGGCCGCGCAGAATGAGCTGGCCGCCGTGGTCAGCGCCCCGCTGCAACGGATTGACGAGACGGTTCTCGAAGATCAGTTGATGCGCATGGCAGTCGGACTCGATCAAAATATACATCCGCAACAGAAGCTGGCCGCCATCCAAGCCGCATTCGTTATCAAGGGCATTCTAGAGCAGGGCAACACCCGCCGTGTCGCCCCCGGAGACAACGAGAATACAACGAGTAGAAACCCTGGAATCTACACGGCCGTCTTTGCCCGGCTACGCGCCGAGAAGCCAGCCGATGAACCCATTGAAAGACCAGCCGACAATAATCAAGTTTTTGACTTAGTTCCAGAGAAGAACCCTGACGCTTCCAAGGACGTCGTCCTGCCAGCAATTGGTGAGTCGCTTGAAGTCCTTGCTGCCCCCGTTCAGACTTCCCACAACAAAGTCATCACGGTGGATCTGGGATGAGCGCCAGCCCTATTTCAATTCCGTCCATGGGCAAGTGGTTTCCACCGCTTGAGCTTCCTCCAGAAGGTTCAGATCCGGTCTGGTGGCCTGCCAACGCCGGCCAGCAGGCCTTTCTCAATTCACGCGCTGAATTGTTGATGGGCGGAGGCGCGTCAGGTGGCGGAAAAACCCAAGTCCTTGCAGCAGATGCAGTTCAGGAGTACAAAAACCCCCGACTGCGGGCTCTGCTGATTCGTCGCAGCTTTCAGGAGATGCAGGAGCTGGAAGACATTCAGCAGAAGATGTACGAGCCTCGTCCCTATTGCGGCCGATGGGTCAGCCGGTTCAAGCATTGGCTGTTTCCGAGCGGCGCCACGATCCGGCCCGGCTATCTGGCCAAAGACAAGGATCTTGACCGTTACCAGGGAAACCCGTACAGCTACCTCGGAATCGACGAGACCGGTCAGCACCCGGAGCACCGCATCAAGTTTATGATCGGCTGGCTGGCGGCCCCAATCGACTCCGGGCTATTTGTCCGCGGCCGCGTCACGAGTACCCCTGGCGGCATCGGCCATGGATGGCAGATGAAAGTTTTTCTGCGCAACCGCTGCCCAATTCACAGCCCGGCCACCTACGCCGACGACCGTCCCTACGAGACCAGCGTCTACCCCGGCCGCATCTACCGCGGCGCGTGCTGGACGGACGACTCCCCGGTCTACAAGACCACATCCTTCATTCCGTTCTTCCTCGCCGACAACCCCTTCTATGGCCGCGAGAAGCTGACCGGCCTGATGAGTCAGTCGAAAGCCCTTCAGCAGCAGCTCCTGTATGGGTGCTGGTGCAACGCCGCAGGCCTGTATTTCGACTTTATGCGCCCGGACGACGTTGTTCCGTACGCCTCGATCGGAGACTCTTGGTGGTGGCAGCACTACATGGCCATCGACTATGGCTACGGCAACTCGGCCGCTGCTGGGGGTTTGTACGCAGTGGCGCCAAACGGCCGAGTATTCAAGACGCGTGAGCGCATCGAGCGCAAGATGCCGGCAAAGAAGTTTGCACTCAACATCTGCAAGAATGGCTTCGACGCCACAGACTACCCGTTCCAGAAGCCACAAACGAACTGGCTGAAGAAGCTGAAGACGCGCGACCCGGAGCCGCCCCGGATGAGCTTCTGTGTGATGGATGAGGCGATGGACCAACATCGCGGCACAGGTCAAAGCATCTACGACGTAATGTCGGATGTGTTTAGCGCGCACGGAGTGGCTTCAATGAAGGCCGCGCACGATCCAGAGGGAAACGCCCAAGTGCTTTACAACGGGCTATCGAGCAGCGCCTTGACCTTGACCCGCGACTCTTCCGATCTGCCGCTGACATACAGGGCGATCAGTAGCCGAATCGTGGATGACCGAAAGGCGATCAAGAAGATCCATGGCGCATGGGAGGACGATAGTTACGATGAGACTTCTTATGCCTGGAATACGTGGCGCCAGAATAGCGAGATGCCGGCGCGGACCGCACTGCAGCAGGAGATCGAAGAAAAGCGCAAAGATGGTGTGGATGAAACCACTCTGGCCAGAATAGCCTGGAACCGTGAGCAGGCTATTCTGGCGGATGAGCGAAAAAAAGGAAAGGGCATCAGGTTAGGCCGGAACTTGAACGCTCCCGGCAAGAGATAGCTTCTTGTGAGGTCCGCACTTTCGCTTACACATAAAATGCACATGTTCTAAAAGCTCACTTGTTATGCACGGTTCAACCATCCATTCGTCCGTGAAATGATCGTCTGGTATCTCCCCAGGCTTGCAGATGATTATTGCACGCGACCAGGGGGACAATGGGTTAATGAGTCGCGCCAGGTCATCCCCAGTCAAGCTGTCGAGTTTTTGACTAGTAATCAGCACACGAAAATCATGCATTTGCGCAAACAGAAGCGCCTTGGCTGACGAGTCACACGCTTCAACCTTGTAGCCGTTAGTGGACAGCATAAAAGATAAAACGGAAAGCTGCTGTGCGTCTGAAGAGACGCACAGCAGAACCTTTTTCGGTCTCAATTTGTTTCTCCCGGTGGTTAGCTGATGATAGGTAGGGTGTCCAACTGCTCGACCTCGGAGGTGTGCAATCTATTCTTCAGCCAGGTCGCAATGGCATTGATGGCCGCAATCTTCCACGCACCACCATCAGCTTCGAAAAGGGCAAAACCTCCGCCGTTCTTGACTCGGAAGATAAAGTCACTTGCCGGCTGGTCAAGTTCACGGAAGGTGCGGAACGGCTTCAGACTGAGGCGCGCCTTGACTTCAACTTGCTCCCTGAACGCAACGCCCTTCTGCGCTGTTACTTCCTGACTCACTCCCGTGTCTGCAAGTTTCACCGACTCCTTCAGATCGATGTGGCTGGCAAGATCAAGAAGCTTCTTGAGGTCTTCAGAGTCCTGGAAGTGTGACTGAAGGCCGATGATAAAGTCTTCCTGCCCTCCCCAGGCATTGAAATAAGGAAAGGCAGTAATCCCTTCCGTAGGCTTGGCGACAAGCGCTGCAATCCGATCTCCGTATACATCTGCCTCGCGCTTGGAAAGCCTAACTTCTTCATGGTCCACAACATGGATCACAAAATCTTTTGCGTCGAAGCTGTCGATCCCAGCTTCGAGCATGTTTACAAATCCATCCAACGTGCCGACGCTGAAGGCCTCGGCCACTGGAGGTTTGACAAGCGAAAGATGCTTGTCTGTGTAAGTAAGGCTATTAATTGGGTGCTCTGTGGCTGCTCCCAAGTCTACAATCTTTTGAATTGTCTGTGCATCCATTACAAACTCTCATTCTGTCTGTAGATACAGACGGTTGTTGGTGCGATGTCAAACGAGTTACTTGACTTCGGCAGCATCTTCGACGGACTCAGCTTCACCCTCGCCGTCAAATATCCCCATCTGGCGGTCATCTTGAGTGAACGCCTCGACGATGGCTCCGGTCTTGCGAAGATAAAACGACCCGTCAACTCCCTGGTGGCTGGAGAGCTTGGTTTCGACCTTCACTGTTACATTTCCACCGGAACGGTCAATGTAAGGCGCAAACTCAAAAGACAAGACAATCTTGCGCTTTTTATCCGCGCTAGTGTTGGGATCTTTGATGTTGTTGTTGACTTGTGTGAGAGCCGCTTTGAAAGAGTTCCATAGCGGCTCCGCGGCAGATAGAGATAAGATCAGCTTTTGGCACGGAAGACATTGTAACGCCTCATTTCTTTGGTTGGTTAACAAGAATATACGCGAAACACATGAGCGCCGTCCCTAGATACAACTGCGGACCATGCGCCCTTGGTTCGAGCACATACATTCCGTAGATCATAAGCAAAAACGACGCCAAGAGCCGTAAGAATCGCACTGAACTACCCCCGGTAGATAGCTGGGATGTTGGATGGAGCCGCCTGTTTTGGCTCTGGAATATCGCTGACAAGCACTTCCGTGGCGAGTAACAACGC